CGGCGTGGTCTCAGGCAACGACGGCGACGACGAGTGATTCCCCAACCTGCGAATCTGTGAGCCGCGCTCACAAGTTCTGGTAAGTCCACGACAAGTGGACTGTACATTGAGGGCCGCGCACGCACGCTCGCTGCGCGGCTCTCTCATCCACCAGCCGCACAACCCGACCAAGGCGTGACCGCAACACGCTCGACACATGGACGCTCTGACATTCCTCGATCTTCTCTTCGGCGACTCCGTCTCTGATCAAGCCCAGATCGTTATCTGGGAACCTAACGGCAAACGACCCACATGGTGTAGCTCGACGAAGCAGGCCGTCGAGCGTGCGCGCAAGCGTCACGAGGAAGCCGACATCTACTTCTCGGTCTGCCTTCACGACCAGAAGGTGTCACGCGCCGAGGCCGACGAAGCCAAGGCCGCTGACCCGAAGAAGTCTGGCGCAGACTTTGCCCGTGGGTGCGCGCGCTCCGCGGTCGTCATGGGCGGGATCTGGATCGACATCGATGTGCGCAACGATCACCACTCCAAGGTCGGCCTTGCCCAGACGCTCGACCAGTGCGTCTCTGGCGTGATGGGCTTGACCATGAAGCCGAGCATTATCGTCACAACGGGCGGCGGCATTCACGCGTACTGGCTGTTCAAGGAGCCGTGGACGCTGGAGTCCAACGCCGAGCGCGAGCGCGCACAAGCCCTGTGCGAGGGCTTCCAGAAGTGGGTGGCGAACACCTGCGGATTCGCGGTCGATGCAACCTACGACCTCGCGCGCGTGCTTCGACTGCCGGCCACGATCAACCACAAGTATCGGCGCGTCGCCACGGGCTCGATGCCTCACGATCCTGAGCCTCGATACAACCCGTCCGACTTCGATGACTTCTCGGCCAAACCGCGCAGCATCTCGAAGGTCGTTGTCACCACGCCTCTGAACATCGACCTCGAAGCACAGGTGCCCGACAAGATCGGCATCCTCCTTGCCAACGACACCGCGTTCAGCGATGTGTGGCACGGGCGCAAGAAGTTCCCAAGCCCCAGCGAGCGGGACATGAGCATCGCTGCCCGGCTCGTTAGGTACGAGGGCTGGGAGGATCAGGAGATCTGCGACGCGCTCATCGCCAACCGGCGCGTGCACGGTGCGTCGCTCGACCGTGCCGACTTCCGCGTCGAGAAGCTCCAGTACACGATCGCCAAGGCACGCAAGAACTACCTCGACCAGAAGAAGGCTGAGGAGCACGACGAGATTGCCAAGGAAATGGCGGCGCAGGAGCGGGCCGAGCTTCTCAAAGAGTTCCTTCGGCTCAAGCAGGTGCTGCCCGAGCAGCCGATCACCGTCGTGCAGGACTCTGACTCTGGGGTCGAGGGCGTGCAGGCCGCGCCTGAAGTCGTCGCGGTCACGCCTGAGGCACAAGCCGCCGAGCAGGTGCGCAACCCGCTCGTCGCTCAACTCAACGAAGCCCTCGGCCTGCCGATCACCAAAGCCGTGCAGCGGCTCATTCGATTCGAGGGCGACGAGGGCTCATATATCCTCGTCGTGGGCGGCGCGCAGGTGAAGCTCGGCGGCATCGAGAACCTGCACAACCCTGACAAGTTCGCCATGCGTCTCGCCGATGGCGCGGACACCACGCCGGCTATCGTGACCCGGAACGAGTGGCGGGAGCAGTGGCTCCCCATCCTGCTCGGCATCGTCGAGCATATGCGCCTCGGCTCTGGCGGCTCGCTCGCCGAGACCATGGAGCAGCTAGTCCTGCGTTACACCGACCAAGGCGTGCAGAAGACCACCAAGGGGCTCCTGAGCGATCTGCCCGTCGAACACAACGGAGAGATCTACGGAACCACGGAAGGGCTCTACAAGCTCGCCAGCGCGTCGCTGAGTAGCTCCACGACATTCAGGTCACACCGCGTCATCGCGGAGAACCTGCGGCGACTGGGTAGCATCTGCGTGACCATCAGCATCAGGAAGGAAGACGGCAAGACAACGACACGCTCTGCGTGGCGCCTTACCCGCAACGGTCTGGTCGGCTTTGCCAGCGGCACGAACGATCAGGGCCGCTTGAGCGAGATGCCGAAGGACGAGCAGATGCCTGAAGGTGAGGTGCCCTTCTGATGTTTTGTAATAGGATCTCGGCATTTCCGCCTTATGTGCGCGCGCACGGGAGCATTTCGAGTGCCTCGGAAATCTCTCCGGGGAAAGATCCTAAAATCCTACTACACGACATCTAAGTCGATGAGGTGAATGGACTTATGACGAATAGGATGTGTAGTAGTCACGGAGAGATCCTACGACAAAGGGAATCCTCTGGCATACACGCGCAGGGCACTTCCCAGAGAGCCTCAGGAATCTCCCGTGCGCGCGCGCATAAAGGGGGGGATATCTACTTCCCACCTAGTGTGACCCTCTCGGGGTGTGAACAATCGAAGACCGACCAAGGCAGTGAAGGAGCAGAAGCGTGAAGGAGTACAGAGTCATCGGCCCGCCCGGCACAGGTAAGACCTCGTGGGTGGTGCGCCAAGTCGAGCAGTGGCGGCAGAAGTACGGGCGTGACGAGATCCTTCTGGCCTCGTTCACCACGACCGCGGCCAGAGAGATCAAGTACCGCAAGATCGACATTGACGAGAAGAATGTCGGGACGCTGCACGCGATCTGCTTCCGCCTGCTGGGCAAGCCTGAGCTCGCCGAGGCCCATATCGACGAGTTCAACTCGTGGCTGCTGGAGCACCACGGGTCGCAGTTCACGCTCTCGGGCGTGTCGGCCTCGAAGATGTCGGACGACTTCGCCATGTCCTCTGACCTGTCCGAGGAGGTGAAGGACGGCGACAACTGCCTGAGACGCACCCAGACGCACCGAGCGCGACGAGAAGACCGCGAGACATGGTCTGATGCCGACCAGCGGTTCGCGTTCCTCTGGCGCGAGTGGAAGGGCTTGGCGGGGTACTACGACTTCACCGACCTGATCGAGGTGTGCCTCGAATCCTTCGGCCCGCCCACAGGTGTGCGCATCGCGTGCTACGACGAAGTCCAAGACTTCAGCCCGCTGGAGCTCTCGCTCGTCCGTAAGTGGGCGCACGACCTCGAAGGCGTGGTCTTGGTCGGTGACCCCGACCAGTCGATCTTCCACTTCAAGGGCGCAAGCCCGCGGGCCTTCCTTGAGCCTGAGCTACCGCCCGAGTCGTACCGCGTTCTGTCGAAGTCGTGGCGCGTGCCGAAGGTCGTGCACGCGATGGCCTCGTCGTGGATCTCGCGCTCGTCGTGGCGGTATCCGTTCGAATACACGCCCAAGGATGCGGAAGGTGTGATCGAGCGGCGCGACGGGTCGCAGTGGTTGTCGCTGAAGCAGCCCGATGTGCTGGTGCGCGAGGTCGTGAAGCACAACGCAGCCGGCAAGGTGTGCATGATTCTCGGTTCATGCGCATATCACCTCCAGCCGACGCTCGGTGAACTCAAGCGTCAGGGCGTGCCGTTCCACAATCCGTTCGTCTCTCGCGGTGACTGGAACCCTTTGCGCGGCGGGCCTGAGATCGTGCGCGCGTTCCTTGAGACTCCGCGCCCAGACCTCTTCGGTGGTGAACTCATCGAGGGCTTCGAGCGGTGGTGGCATCCGAAGACGATGTGGAAGTGGGCCCAGCACATCAGGGCCGCGGGCGTGTTCGTGCGCGGCGGCAAGGAGATCTTGCGCGGACGCGCGGAGGAATCGAACAAGAACACCCACGGTCTCGATGTCGAGGAGGTGCGCGAGCTCATCGAGCCGGCGGCATTCGAGTCGATGATCGAGTGCCTGAAGACCGACAAGCCGTGGGAGTGGTTGCGTGCGAACTTGCTGCCCGAGCCTAGGAAGAAGATGGAGTATGGATTCCAGATCTGCGACCGCTCAGGCGTGCGCGCGTTGACGGACAAGCCGAAGGTGGTCATCGGTACAATCCACAGCGTGAAGGGAGCCGAAGCAGAGGTCGTGTACTTGTCCCCGGACTTAAGCCGCAAGGGCTACGAGGAGTGGATGGGATTCCCCGAGCAGCGCGATGTGGTGCGGCGGGTGTTCTATGTCGGCATGACGCGATCGAGTGAGCGGCTCGTGCTACTGGGCCGCAGTGAGAAGCAAGCCTTCATCGAGTGGGACGCATGACCGCGCAAGACTTCTTCTCAGCCGAGGGCTACGACAACGAGAAGCAGGCCGTCGAGGACTTGCGCCGGCGTGTCACGATGTCGGGCCTCTTCAAGATCTACGACGAGGTGCAGGGCAAGAGCATCGGCATCTGGCACATCCAGCAGCAACGGCGCATCGACATGATCCTTGTGCCGACCGCGGCTGCGCTGGACGCTGGGTGGAAACACGGCTTCGTCGGTATCGAATGCAAGCGCAGCGGCAAGAAGATCGACGAGGCGATGCTGCAAGCGATCACATATATGGACTGCGTGTGGACGCTCGGCGACTGGCGCGGCCTGATCGTGCTGTCGTCAGTGCTGGTCTGGCCGTACTACTGGCCGAAGGATCAAGGGTATGCACAACGGATGCAGCAGGCCCGCGTGGGCGTGGCCTATCCGACGACGCGTGACGGCTTCAACTTGAGCGTGCGTGGCGCGCCGACCGTCTCGTGGTCTCCGCAAGTGGGCGTGAAGACGGTGCTCGACTGATGTCCCCCATGCAATCACCGACCCCGAAGCAGCTATGCAGGGCACGCCGAAAGAACGGCACGCCGTGCGCGAACTTCCCAGTCGAGGGAGGTCAGGGCTTGTGCCGTATGCACGGCGGCGCGGCTGGATCAGGCGGCAACCACAACCTGAAGCATGGCCGCTACTCGAAGTCTCTCGGCAAGCTGGCCGCGGGCTACGAGTCATCGCTGAACGATCGCCAACTGTTCGACCTACGCGAACCGATCGCCGCGCTCGACGGCGTGACCAAGCGGCTGATGAACTTGGTCGAGGAGCACGACTCGCCCGAGTGGCGGCGCAGCGTCGCGTCAAAGTACAAGCAAGTGCGTGAAGCTCTCGCCAACGGTGACGAGCACGCGACGCGGTTGCTGGAGGAGCTCGGCGAACTGATCAACAAGGGAGCCGCCGAAGCATCGAACCTTGAGGCTCTGGGATCGAACCTCGACAAGCTGGCGCGTCGCATCGAGGGCGCGTGGAGCATCCACCTAGCGAAGACTCAGGTGATGAACAAGGGCGAGATTGTCGGACTCTTGGCGAAGATCGTGGTCTTGATTCGTGACGAGGGCGGCAATGCTTTGGCCTCACGGGTGCAGAGCCGTCTGTTGGCCGAACTTTCGACCCAGATGCGTCCACAGCTTGAAGCCCAGCCCGACGATGACTCGGGCGAGATTGAGGAGCCGCCACGATCATGAGTACAGAACGCGAAGCCCAGCACATCTACGACACCTTGCGTGACGCGCACATCGGTGAGGTGGACTTGGGCTTCGCGCGCTACAAGCTCTTGGTCGCTGACTCGCTGCCTGACGATGAGTGGGCCCACACCGACACCGACCTGCACGAGATCGTCTTGCACGCGAGCCTCGACGACGGGCGCGCGCGTGAGTTCCTCATGCACGAGCTCACGCACTGCGTGCTGGAGATCGTCGGCTACACGAGCGAAGACGCGGACGCGGTGTACAGTGACACGAACGAGGACATGACGATCAAGCTCTCGCGTGGCTGGCTGTTGCTGCTGCGCCTGAATCCCGAGCTCGTATCAATCATCGCCAAGAACTGAACCATGACACAACGCCCGACGATCATCGTGGAAGCTGACGGCTACTCGCTGCCCGGCTTGCGGAAGACCTTGCACCCGTGCCCGCTGGCCGCTGCGATCAGGCAAGCCGAGCAGTTCGGCGGCGCGCTCATCGAGGTCAAGGGCGCGGTGACGAAGCGCATCGACATCGGCGGGCCGGCGGGCTACCAGAACAAGGACAACTGCGCGTTCTGGAAGCGCGGCCCGATCACGAATGTGACGATCTCAGGTGTGCCGTCGCGGCCAGCCAGCACCATCGGCCCGATGCGATTCTGGAACGGGCTCGGCGGTGTGCGCGATATCGAGTTCGTGGACTTGAGAATCCAGAACGACCCCAACGAGTTCGCGCCGATCCTCACCGCGATGAACGAGGTACACGGGCACATCACGCTCGTGCGGTGTGACTTCATCGGTGCGGGCTCGAACTGGAACGGGCGTGGCATGAAGTGGGGGATCCGCGGGCACGGGCCGGCGCGCTGGACGATCACGGGCTGCACCTTCGAGCCGGCGCAGGAGCACTCGATCTACATCGACAACCCACAGGGTGACCTGCTGATCGAAGAGTGTGATGGCGTGGGCAACGGTCGCACATTTATTCAGATCACGAACCGACCGACCAGCGGCCCGAGCCAGTTCGGCAACATCCTTGTGCGTGAGTGCTCGTGCTTCGACATCGACGATGCAGGAGGTGGCGGCAGCGACTACACCTTCGTCGGCTGCACGGGCAAGCTGGAGGTCGTGAACTGCGAGAGCGGCAACACGAAGAACGGCGCGCTGGTGTGCTGGACGGACACGAGCAACGGCACCTACCCAGTGCGCGAGAACTACTCGTTCGACTCGGTGTCGATCGTGAACTTCAAGGCGGTGTCGCGTCGCGCAACGCGTCCGATGATCTCGCTCTCGGGCGTGTATATGGGCAAGGTGGTCGGCGCGGTCATCGAGTCGCCGAGCCTGAACTATCGACTCGGCGGTCAGTACGGTGGCCCGCGTCCGAACTACCAAGTGGAGATTGATTGAGGGAGCCGCTCGTTCACGACGAGGAGACGCGCCTGCTTCTCCTCGAATCGCTCCTCGAAGTTGGCAAGCTGCACAACCTTCGAGAGGGCGAGGCCATGTTCGAGGAGTTCCGCGGGCAGGAGTCGAAGCTCTGCAAGAAGGTGTTCGGTGCGCGGCTCTGGGCGGCACAGCGAGAGATCATGCAGCAGCTATCGACCAAGCGGTTCGTGACGGTGCGCTCTGGTCGCAAGGCTGGCAAGACTGAGACTGGGGCACTGGCCGTGCTCTCATTCATCTACACGAGCAAGTGCGTGGTGCTGACGACCGCACCGACGGGCCGACAGGTGCGCGATGTGTTGTGGCAGCGCATCGGCTCGATGTGGTCAAAGGCGAAGACGCGCTGGCCCGCGTTGCCGGGTGAGCTTGGCACGATCCGATTGTCCATCGCTCCCGAGCACTACGCGCTCGGCATCGCAACCAACTCGCCCGACCGCTTCCAAGGTTGGCACGCCGGCGTGCGGTTGCCTGACGATGTGGATATCGAGGAGAACGATGCCGACGAGGTGGATGTCGAGCGGCTGAAGCGCGAGGCGCAGCTTGGTGACAAGCGTCTCGTGGTCGTGATCGACGAAGCCGCCGGCGTGGACGACGCGGTGTATCGTGCCATCGAGGGCTCGCTCTCTGGCCCGAATGTCCATGTGCTGTTGACCGCGAACCCGACGATCGACGCGGACTCGGATCACTTCTTCGCGCGCTCGTTCCGAAACGGCACGCGCTGGCACCGCATCAGGATCTCGGCGTGCGAGGATGACGGCGCAGACCCCGTGCCCTACGACTCGTTCCACATCGCGCCAGACTGGCTTGCGGACAAGGAGTGGGTGGATCAGATGCGCATGGAGTGGGGCGTGGACTCGCCGCTCTGGTCAGCCTATGTACTGGGCAAGTTCCCCGAGCAGAGCCTTGAGCGTCGCTTCGTCACCAAGGGGATGCTGGTCGCGGCCCTCGATGCAGAGCTCGGCGATGTGACGAGCGCGAGCCAGTTGCACCTCGGCGTGGATGTGGCGCGCCAAGGAAGCGACGAGTCGGTGGCGACGCTCTGGGCCAACGGTGTGCTCAAGGAGCAGATCGCGTGGCGGTTGCCTGACCTCATGGCAACGGCGAACAAGATCGTCGAGCTCGCCAAGACTTGGGGCTACAAGGGCGAGATGATTCCAGCGCGGAACATCCACATCGACTCGGTCGGCATGGGTGCCGGCGTGCTGGATCGACTGAAGCAGCTCGGCTTCTATGTCGATGGCGTGGACTTCGGCTCTGCTGCGAAGTACGACTGGAAGGAGATCACGGGCCAGATGATCTTCAGCGACCGCAAGAGCGAGTTGCACTGGGTCGCCAAGCGTCTTCTCGAAGAGCGCAAGATCAAGATCCCCGAGAAGTACGGCGAGTTGTGGCGGCAGTCGCAGTGGGCGCGCTACGAGTTCGAGGACAGCGCGAAGGGCACGCGGATCGCGTTGCATCGTGACGACGGCAAGGACGGCTTGCGCGAGAGGTACGGTCGAAGCCCTGACCAGTGGGACTCGGCGATCATCGGCCTCTCGCGCGGCGCGTCGAACAAGCCGGGCTTCGCGGTGATGCCGCGCGGCGGTCTTTCAGTTCTAAGACGAGGAAGGTGACGAGTGGTAGTGAACTTGCAGAACGGCGACTGCATCGAGGTGATGCGCTCGATGCCTGACAACTCGGTCGATGCAGTGGTGACCGACCCACCGTATGGCCTGAGCTTCATGGGCAAGAAGTGGGACTACGATGTCCCGAGCGAGGAAGTGTGGCGTGAGTGCCTGCGTGTGTTGAAGCCGGGCGGTCATCTGCTCGCGTTCGCCGGCACGCGGACTCAGCATCGGATGGCTTGCAGGATTGAGGACGCGGGCTTCGAGATCCGCGACATGATCGCGTGGGTGTATGGTTCGGGCTTCCCGAAGTCGCTCGATGTGTCGAAGGCGATCGACAAGCGAGGAGGAAATGCACATCTAACGGCAGAGATCGGAAAAGCTCTCAAGTCTGCTAGAGAGTCTCGCGGTATCAGTGCAGCAGAAGCAGATCGAATCTACTGCAATGGCGTGACGCTTTGGTCTTGGTATGAAGGCAGACCGGCTGGCCAGCAGATGCCGACAGCGGATGTGCTCTCGGCTATCGCTGCTGACTGGCCTGAGCTTCAGCGTTACGCAGACTTGATTCAGGAGGCAGAGCGCGAGGTCGTGGGGCAGAAGCGAACAGGAGATCCTGTTAGTTGGTACGCACAGGAAATGAGAGGAAGCGGTGTAGTCAACATCACCACCCCCACAACCCCAGCCGCTCGTCAGTGGCAAGGCTGGGGCACCGCGCTCAAGCCAGCCCTTGAGCCGATCACGATGGCACGCAAGCCGTTCACGAGCAGCGTGGCTGCGAATGTCGTCGAGCATGGAACGGGCGCGATCAATGTGGATGGGTGCAGGGTGACCACGAAGGAGACCTTAGGTAGAGCTAAGGGAGGCTGGGGGAACAAGGCCGTAGGGGCTGACAACTATGGCAACTTCAACAGCATCGGCATTACTAAAGAAGGAGGCCGCTGGCCAGCAAACTTGATCCACGACGACGGCGACGAGGTGCAGCAAGTCCTAGGTGATGCGTCTCGCTTCTTCTACTGCGCGAAGGCGAGCAAGCGGGATCGGGATGAAGGCCTTGAGGAAATGGAGTCAGTTGTTGCAAGCGTTGGAAATAAAGAGGCGGCAGGAAGGGATGGAACAAACCCGAACAACTACACCGGCGGACAAAGGCAAAGAGTTGAAGCGGGATTGCCGGCAACTGAGCCCAGACACAACATCCACCCGACCGTGAAGCCCACCGACTTGATGCGCTACCTCTGCCGCTTGGTGACTCAGCCCGCCGGCGTTGTGCTCGATCCGTTCATGGGTAGCGGCTCGACGGGCAAGGCCGCAGTGCTAGAAGGCTTCAGCTTCGTCGGCATCGAGCGCGACCCTCAATACTTCGAGATCGCCAAGCGCAGAGTGCAGCCACCGAAGGAGTCATCGAGCGTGGGCCAGTCGCAACTTTGGTAGTCTCGCCCGCGTGTCCGCAGACCGAAGACTCAACGGCCCGTGCACGCCTGATGATTCACGCACGAGGGCGCGATGAGAAACCCGACGACACCCGACCACTTCCTGCTACCGCATCTGCTGTTGGTCGATGCTGGCGACGCGGATCAACTGAGTCCGAACCAGTTGTTCACGCTCGTGGAGCGCGGCTGGATCATCTTCGGCGTGTGCGGTGACCCAGAGGGCGGCATCATTCTTTCGACGACTTTGACTCGCCTCGGTGAGCGGGAGGCCGAGTTGTACCGAAAGAGGATCGGACTACCTCCTCCAACGCCCGACGAATGAGGACGCTGGGCTTGATGCGGTGATTCGTGGCGATGGCGAACAACGCACTGTAGGTAGACTTGTGAAGTCTTGCCGTGACGACGACGAGAGCGTCCCCAGCTTTGGCTGATGAACTCTCAAGCATACGACCGCGGCGAGGCTTCGGCACTGTGGGAGGATGATAACCGTGAGCAGCAAGCGTAGACCGTCTCCGTTTAAGCGTATGCCCGGCACTGGCCTCACCTTTGAGAAGGTCGAGAGCACGGGCATCGGGAAGTCGATGGACTCGTTGCTTCGCCAGATCGGCCTCGCGCGTAGCACGCCCGGCGGGCGTGACGAGGTCGAGGATCCGTTGTCGGATTCGTGGGTGGTGTACGCGTGCGTGCAGGCGTTGACCGAGGCCGTGCGTCAGGTGCCGATGAGTATCTGGGAATCGACCGACGAGGACGCGCAAGAGGTCGGCGAGGAGCACCCGATCCGCAAGCTGTTCGAGATGCCGAACCCTGACATGGGTCTGCCTGATCTGCTGGCCGCCGGCATGACGCACCGCAAACTCAGCGGTGAGGACTGGTGGTTCCTGATGGACTCGGAAGGCAAGCCGATCTCCCCGAGCGTGGATGCTCGGGCACCGATCCCGCTGCCGACCGTCATCGTGCCTGTGATCGGCGACATCGTCGAGGACGCGCGCGATCAGTACACGGGTCGCATCACCGCCGTGCAGTACGCGGCGAACGGCGCGGTGCCGCCGACCTTCCCCGTTGCCTCGACGGTTCACTTCTACGACTACAACCCCGGCGACCCGATGCGCGGGCTCTCGCCTCTTGAGGCCGCGCTGCGTGTGATCTCGGTCGGCTTCCAAGCCGAGCGTTATCAGGAAGCCGTAATGCGCGGCGGTGGCCCCGGCGCGTTCCTCAACTACGAGGACGGGATGAGCAACGAGGAGGAGTACCGCCTCCAAGAGTCCGTGAACGAGGCCGTCAAGGATCCCGATGTGGTCGGCGGCTTCAAGGTCGTGACGGGCAAGGTGAACATCGTCCCGAACCCAGCGACCCCGAAGGACATGATGCAGCGCGAGACCCTCAACTGGGTGCGCGACACGGTCTGCTCAATCCTTCAGGTGCCTCCGCCCGTCATCGGCAACTACGACACGGCGACCTACAACAATGTCACCGAGGCCTACCGCCAGTTCTGGCAAGGCGTGAAGGGCTACCTCGACTCGGTCGCCGAGAAGATCAACAGCCACCTGTTGTCGCGCCTCGAAGACCCGCGCCTCGCCGGCTGCTACATCAGCTTCGACTTCTCAGGCATCACGGCCCTGCAAGAAGACCACTCGGCCAAGTTCAAGCTGGCCGCGGAGCTCGCCGCGTACGGTGTGGGCTTGAGCTTCAACGACTCGGCCAAGATGCTGGGCCTTGAGGTCGAGACCGTCGAGTCGGCGAACACGGTGTTCACGCCGATGAGCAACCAAGTGTTCGCGGTCAACGACACGAACACGGGCGAGGACACGAGCGTCCAGCCTCAGACCGTGGTGCCGGCGGCACCGACCGCGCCGACCGAGGAACCCGCTACGGCGGCTCCTGCTGCATCGGCTGGGCTGAATGGCGCACAGGTCGAGTCGCTGCTCCTGATCATCACTCAAGTGGCTCAGGGCTCGCTGTCGCAGTCCAGCGGTGCGGCCCTGATCAATGCCGCGTTCCCGAGCATCTCGATCGCTCAGGCCAACCAGATCCTCGGTGGTGCGTCCGCCACGATGCAGCCTGTGGCCGAGGCCGCGAAGAGCCACGCGTCCAAGCGATTCGATACGCGTGAGGAGCGCATCGCGTTCGCCGAGTCGATCTACAAGAAGACGCTGGATGCAGCCGAGCGTCGGCTGGCCGCGGATGTCCTGACTTGGTTTCGCCGTTACGAGCGCGCCCAGAAGGCCAAGCTGCGTGAGTTCGCGGAGGCTGGCCCGACGGCCCAGAAGTCGATCACCACGAAGGCGTGGACTGAGCGCGATGTCGAGCTGTACCTCCTGCTGAACAAGGAGGAGTGGGAGCGTCAACTCGACGAGCTCATCTCGGCGAACATCACGGCGACTTGGCGTGACGGCTTGGCCGATACCGCCGAGCTCATCGGTGGCGTGCAGCTAGAAGTCACCGACCCGCGCATCGTGCGCATGATCGCGGAGCAGCGCGCCCAGATCGTCGAGGGCGTGAACTCGCGGCTAGCCGCCGAGATCCGCGACAAGATGATGGTCACCCTGAGCTCTCCGACGACCACGAGCGAGATCGCCAGCAGCATCAACGAGGTGTTGCCCGAGCTCGACGAAGACTTGGCCTCGGTCTTTGGGTCGAAGGAATCGCGTGCGCTCACGATCGCGCGCACCGAGACTGGCAAGGCGTATAACAGCGCGGCGTTCCAAGAGTACGAGAGCGCGGGAGTCACGAAGATCCAGTGGGTGTCGTCGAACGATGCCACCACTCGTCCTTCGCATCTCGCACTCGACGGCGAGATTCGCAAGCCCGGCGAGGCGTTCGCGCCGAACCTGCGGTTCCCGAACGACCCGCAAGGTGCGCCCGAAGAGACCATCAACTGCCGCTGCGTGCTGGCACCTCTGGACTAACACATGGACATCCTGATCAAGAACAGCGAAGTCGCGCAGCTTGCCGCACGAATCCTCAATGGCATCGCCACGGATTCGGAGTTGGCCGGCGCGAAGCTCGATGACATCTACGCGATCAAGACGGACACGAGCGCGATCCATGTGCGCGGCGTGGCTGCGCCCGTGGTGAAGATGGACGACGGCTCTCGGACTCGTCGCTTCATCGCATCGGACGAGACGCAAGACCGCATGGGCGACATCATTCGCGTGCGCGGGTGGAAGTTCGACCAGTTCAAGGCGAACCCCGTCGCGCTGTGGGGTCACGACTCGGACAGCTTCCCGATCGGTCGCGTGCACGACTGGACGATGGAGAACGACAGCGGTCGGCCCGTGCTGCGCGAGTCGATCTCCTACTTCACCGAGCAAGCCAACCCAGTCAGCGAGGCCGTGCTTCGCATGATTGACGAGGGTGGTCTGCGTGCCGTAAGCGTTGGCTTCGTGCCGACTCGCGCCTACAAGCCGAAGAACGAAGCCGAGCGCAAGGAGCTCGGGCTCGGCCCTTACGGCGTGCTGTACGAAGAGCAGCAGCAACTTGAGCTCTCGAACTGCACCATTCCGGCGAACCCGAACGCGCTGCTCTCGAAGGGCGCGAGCGAGCCGATCGTGGCAGCGATGGACGACATGGTCAAGCGTGGCGCGATCGGTCGTGCGCTCGCCGATCAACTCCTGCGCAGCGTCGCCAGCATCACGCCGGCGCGTCGTTCGTTCGCATTGGGCGCGGTAGTCAAGGTCGATCAAGCCGAGCTCGACGCGACCTACTCGGCGTGGCGCGAGTCGGTGAACATGAGCGCGTTGGAGCTCAAGGCGTGGGACGAGAACGAGTGCAGCCGGAAGGCGAGCGTCGATGCCGACGCGGTGATCAAGCGCAACCTGCGCTTGCTGGAGACCGCGAAGGAGAACTGGGACGCTGACCTCATCGAGGACGCGAAGCGCACCATCTCGTTCGTTGCCCGCATGAAGAACATGGAGCAGGGTGAGCCCGTCAGCGAGGCGTGCCCCATCTCGAAGCGTGACATCTCGCTGAAGAACTGGGCCTACGATCCGATGAAGAAGAGCACCAAGAGCGACGCACCCGTGACCGCCGCCGACCCGCTACAAGAGTGCGTGTCGTCGAAGATCCCCAAGCTCATCGAGGAGCACCCCGAGTGGAAGATCGACCAAGTAGTCGCGGTCGCCTACTCGATGTGCCGCGAGGGCACGGCCTCGGCGGACAAGAGCGCGTGCGGTTGTGGCACGAAGACGAAGGCCGCGCCCGATGAACTGAAGGTCGGCGACTTCGTGACATGGGATTCGAGCGGCGGCATGGCCGTGGGTGAGATCGTGGACATCGAGACGAACGGCAAGATCGAGGTTCCGAACTCTGACTTCTCGGTCGAGGGAACGAGCGAAGATCCCGCGGCCATGATCAAGATCTACAAGGAGATGGAGGGCGGCGAGTACGAGGAGACGGATGTCTTCGTCGCTCACAAGTTCTCGACCTTGACGAAGATGGAAGTGGAGACGGAGACGGAAGTCGAAGTCGAAGAGAGCATGATGGAGGAGAAGCCCGAAGGCGAAGAGATGAGCAAGAAGCTCACCGCGCTGGACA